GATGAAGACACAGATAAAATTTCATCATTATCTTCTATTTTAAATTTAACAGTTGATTATATTAAAAAAAACAGAGGAGCTTGGTTAGTGAATGTTAAAAAACCAGCAAATTTTAAATCATTGAATTCAGGTGAACAAAAAGCAATTGATGAGCAATTAAATGAAATGATTCGTCATAAATATAAATTTATTAACTATAATGGTTTACGTAGTAGTCATTTAAAAGAATTAACGGTTAATTTTTCATTAAATCCATTTGATAATAAAGTAATTATTATTGACGAAGCGCATAATTTTGTTAGTAGAATTGTGAATAAATTAAAAAAACCAGAAGCATTGTCTATGAGATTATATGAATATCTTTTAAATGCTGTGAATGTTAAAATTGTATTATTATCTGGTACCCCTATTATTAATTATCCTAACGAATTAGCTATTATGTACAATATTTTAAGAGGTTATATAAAAACATGGAATATACCACTCAATATTAGAACTTCTAGAAAAATAAATAAAACAGAATTATCAAAAATATTTCAAAATATCAATATATTAGATTATATTGATTATAAACCTGCAACAAAAATGTTAACAATCACACGTAATCCATTCGGATATTATAACATAAAAGATAAGGGAAAATATTTAGGTGTTAATAACATAAAAAACAAATATGATATTGTGAGTGATAAAGATTTTGAATCTATTATAGCTATTACATTAGCAAAAAATGAAATTGATGTTATATCTAGGAGTATATCAATTCAAACATTTAAAGCATTACCAGATAATCTAGAAAATTTTCAAAAACAATTTATTAATATTGCTAACAGTACTCTAACAAATGAAAATTTATTTAAAAAACGAATATTGGGATTAACATCTTATTTAAATGATAAAGAACATTTAATGCCCAAATACAAAGAATTAGAAGACTTTACTGTGATAAAAATACCAATGAGTGATTATCAATTCGGAGAATATGAAAAAGCACGGATACAAGAAAGAAAACTAGAACAAAACTCTAAAAAAAATAAGGGTAAACAACAAAAAGATGAATTATATAATGATACTACATCAACATATCGTATTTTTTCACGTGCCTTTTGTAATTTTGTTTTTCCTGAAGGTAAAAGACCAATGCCTAAAGATGGTGAATCTATTGAAAATTCAATTAAAAATGCATCAGAAGATACACTAGATGCTGTTACCATTGATGAAAAAGTAGATAACCCTGATGGATTGTATACCATAGAAGACGCTGAAAAATTAAAAGAAGATAAAAAAGATGAAGAAGATAATACATATGAAAAACGCATATTAAATGCATTAGTATTTTTAGAAAAAAATAAAGATAAATATTTAACACCGGATGGACTAAAAACATATAGTCCAAAATTTTTACATATATTGGATAATTTAAAAGATACTGAAATGAGAGGATTACATTTAATTTATAGTCAATTTAGAACATTAGAAGGTATTGGGATTTTAAAGTTAATATTGGAAAATAATGGTTTTACTGAATTTAAAATAAAAAAAAATGAAAATGATCAATGGGTTTTGAATATTGCTTTAGAAAATAAAGGTAAACCTACCTTCGCGTTATATACTGGAACAGAAACTGTTGAAGAAAAAGAAATTATTAGAAATATATACAATAGTGACTGGGATTTTGTACCTAATACAATTGTTAGTGAATTAAAAATAATTTCTAGTAATAATTATTTTGGAGAAATTATAAAGACACTTATGATTACAGCATCTGGCGCAGAAGGCATCAGTTTAAAAAATACACGATTTGTGCATATTATTGAACCATATTGGCATCCTGTACGTACTGATCAAGTTATTGGTAGAGCACGAAGAATATGTAGTCATCAAAATTTACCAGAAGCTTTTCGTACGATTAAAGTATTTATGTATTTAATGCATTTTACAAAGAAACAATTAGACGACGAATCTTCAATTGAATTAAAATTAAAAGACAGAAGTAAAATCGATAATGTAACTGTGATTACTAGTGATGAAGCACTTTACGAAATAGCAAATATGAAAAAGAAAATTAACAAACAGTTATTACATGCTATGAAAGAAGCTTCCATTGATTGTTCTGTAAATATAAAATCAAATCAAAAAGAAAATATTAAATGTTTTTCTTTTGGTAAAACATATGCTACTTCATTTTCATATCAACCGTCTATATCGAAAGAAGAAAGTGATAAAGCTAGTGAAATAAATAAAACTAAATTATCATGGACTGCTGTAGAAGTAGAAATAGGCAATGAAGGAAAATTCGCATTAAATAAACGTACAGGAGACGTATATGATCTAGACAGTTATAATAATTATGACGAAACAGGTATTGATCCTATATTAGTAGGAAAATTAATTGTTGATGGAACAGAATATAAATTTGTACGTGCTTAAATAATATAATTTATACTATAAAATATATTATTTGCTTATTATTAAATTTTTTAATTCAGATATTGATTGTTTTATTTCTAATATTTCTTTAAATAGGGTACTATTAGAAACTTCATCTTCTTTTTGATATTTATCACCACTATTGGATTTTTTTTTTAACTTTGAAAAAATATCTAATGTATCTAAATTATTTACAGATGCATTTGAAGTATCTTCATTAGAAACAGTTTCTAATATAAATTCTTCATTTGTATCATTAAATGATACGTTTTTGGTATTATTTCCATTGGTTGACTGTTGGTTTGTTGAATTTCCATTATTTATCCATTTTTCAGCGGCTTGTTTATCTATAGGTAATTGTTCTAATTCGCGTTCACGTGAAGCCATCATTTCTGCTATATAACGATCTAAATCATTACCTATCGGTTTATCTACTAAATCTTCTGAAAAATTTACGTCAGACGGTTTAGATGGATTTAACATGGTATTCATATCTTCTTGTTGTTGTTTAAATCTTATATTTATTTCATTTTCACGTTCATTTTTAAGGTCTTCTGCTTTATATATCATTGAAATTTTCGGTTTATTTTTAAAATTATTTATATTTTTACTCAATTCAGAAATTGTTTCTTTATTTAAATCCATTAAACTACCCTTAAAATTGTTACTTTGTTTTAATATTGTTTCCTCAAATATAATTTTTATTTTTTCATACTCTATATTTTCAATATTTTCAAATGTTTTATTATCTTGTAATACACCCCACAATACACTTTTATTCTCATTACTCACAAATGATTCCATTATATTATTTAATTAATTTATATTTAAATAATATTATTACATGTAAATTATATTTCGGAATTAAAATACTTTTTTCTATATGATTCCATTTCTTCATCTGTAATGCGTTTGTTTAATAACTCTGATGGAGTTGTTTTATCTTTTAATAATTCAATAATAACATGTAAACAATACATTCCACATTCAGAATCTTTTCTCTGATGTTTTAATTTATTTTTAAATACTTTAAATTTCATATTCATATTATTACCTTGATTTTTAACATTTTTTATAAATTTATTGATCTGTTTTGGTGTATAATTACCTACGCTATCAAAATAAATAATATATTTTTTTTTTATATTTATAAATAAACAAATCCAATGTTCGCCTTCTTTTGTATGTGGATCTGTATTAAATACAATACCTATTTTTGTTTTTCCTTTTTTAATTTGATTTGTTAAATTAAACTTGCATAGTTCTTCCCATACACATTCTCCATACAATTTATGAGCATCATAATCAATTGGAGACGGACCAATGAAATCAAAACAATTATAAGATTTTTCATATTGTTTCATTACTCTTTCGATATCTGTACTTGATAACCATTCATTTTTATTATTTTTCCATGATTCAGGAGACTTAGGAGAAAAAGTATAATTTAATAAATCTTGACTCACATTTCCTTCCATAAATTTTTGCTTTAACCAACATGACTCTTTATTACATGAAGAGCCTATATTTTGTTTTAATTGATTCCATATTTCACGCGTATCATTAGAAGTTATTAAGTTACTAGGATGTCTAGCATTCCATAATTGTTTCATTTTTTCTAAATTATCGTTATTATAACATGTATACTTATTTTCATTATTATCTGGACTACATTGAATTTTTTTATATTTAGTTTCATCATTTTCATGATGTTTTTTAGTTTTTTTATGTTCATGGTGTTTATGGTGTTTATGGTGTTTATGGTGTTTATGGTGTTTTTTAGTTTTTTTATTTATATATTTATTCTTTTTTTTTGTATACATATTAATTAGTTAGATTATTTTTTCCTTCTTTTTTTTAATGCCTTTTTTCTTTAATTCAGGATCTTTTAAATTGATTACTTTTTTAATTGGTAATATCTCCTTTTCTTTTTCTTCTGTATTTGTTTTTACAACATAATTATCTAGTGTTGGTATATTAGATTTAAAAGATTGATTGATAATATATTTATTCGCCTCATCATAATCTTCTTTCTTTTCCGATTCTGTTTTTTCAAAAGATACTTTTTTTTCATTTTCTTCATTATTTAATTCACAATATTCTTCTTGTAATATATCTTTTTTATCTATAAATTTTAAATAATTAATAATTGATTTAACATAATGATTAAATGTATTTTTCAATTCTATATTATCTATTTCATTTGCAAATAATTCGCGCGTTATACTAAGAATTCTTTTTCTATAAAATTTTTTATCTTTAATAAATTGATTTGATTGAAACATATTTTGCTTTTCTATTAAACCATTAAATTGACTTTTATTAGCAAAACAATCAAATGTTATTTTATCTATCGCATTCATGGATATATCCATTGTTAATTATATCAGTTAATATAATATTTTATTTATTACTAAATGAAATATTATTTCTATAAATTTTTTAATTGTGATCTAGTAGAATTATTAAAAAATTCACTTCCCAAATTATGGACATTGGGGTTAAATTGTTCAAAATCTTGCTTTTCAAATAATAAAGGATGGTTTTGTTTAACTGGTTTATACTCAATTTTTGTTTCATATAAATCACTTTTTGATGACGGAACATATTCTGATTGTTCACATTTTTGTAATGCGAAAAATTGATTTCTTAATGTTGATTCTGTGTTCACGTTATTAACAAATCCTGCCCATGGAGCTTGAGCATTACCAGGATTAAATACATCATCAACACTATAATTTTGGTAATTATGTAAAGGCACATTTACCTTAGGTCTTTGATCTAATATAGGCATCATAGTGTATTTTGTTGATACAGGTCTTATACTATATTGAGGTTTTAACATCGATGACGGAATATTTCTATCATATATTCGTTCATTATTTTCATCTACTTGATCATATTTACATGAATAACATCCATTTACAACACCGAACATTTTAATATATATAATATAATATAATAATTTTATCTAATAATTTTATCTAATTATATTTATCTAAATATTGTAATTATTATAATAATATAAAGCTATCCAAAGAGATAATTTTATATGTGTGGAATATTTTTATATTATAATAATGAAAATTTTACAGAAGATTTTTACAAAGATGTTATCTACAAAGAATTCATGAAAGGACAACATAGAGGTCCTGAAAATTCTCAAACTGTATTATATAATAATTTTTTTTTTGGGTTTCATAGATTAGCTATAAATGGACTAGATGATATTTCCAATCAACCATTTGATATAGATGATGTTATTTTATTATGCAATGGTGAAATTTATAATCATGATATATTAACAAAAAAATTAAAAATAAATCCTACTACTAATTCTGATTGTGAAATTATTATTCATATGTATAAAAAATTTGGTATTGAATATACTATACAACAATTAGATGGAGTATTCTCGTTTATACTATATGATAAAAAAACGAAACAATTACATATTGGTCGTGATCCATATGGTGTTAGATCGTTGTATTATTATCACGATTCTTCTAAAATGATTTTTGCTTCAGAATTAAAACAAATTAATAATATTTTGGGTGTAGACAATAGTAAAATTAAACAATTTAATCCTGGAAGTTATATTACATATAGTTATGAGTATGATAAGGATATTACATTTAATAAATTTATCCAGTTTCCCATGTGTTCATATATAAATAATAAATCTCACAATATCGAATTTTACCAAGAACAAATATACAATTATTTAAATTTGGCTGTTAAAAAACGTGTTGAAAATAGCGAAAGACCGATTGCCTGTTTATTATCTGGAGGTCTAGATAGCAGCTTAATTACTGCATTAGTTTCCAAATATATTAAAAATGTTTCTTTACTAGAAACATATAGTATTGGATTAGAAGGTTCGGAAGATTTAAAATATGCTGAAAAAGTTGCCTCCTTTCTAGGAACAAAACATACACAAATAATTGTTCCAGAAGAAACATTTTTTAATGCTATTCCAGAAGTAATTGATGATATTTCTAGTTATGATACTACTACTGTACGTGCTAGTGTTGGGAATTATTTAATTGGTAAATATATTGCTAAACATAGTGATGCTAAAGTTATATTTAATGGGGATGGATCAGACGAATTAACCGGTGGATATATGTATTTTCATAATTGTGCATCTGATTTAGAATTTGATAGTGAATGCAAGCGTCTTCTTGGAAATATACATCATTTTGATGTATTGAGATCAGATAGATGTATATCAAGTCATGGCTTAGAGGCCAGAACTCCATTTTTAGATAAAACATTTGTTAATATGTATTTACAAATTCCTATCGAATATAGAAATCATAATAATAATAAAAGGTGTGAAAAATTTCTTTTAAGAAAATCATTTTCTAAAGTATTGAATGCACATTGGTCTAATACACAATATAATAAACAATTATTACCAGACGAAGTATTGTGGAGAGCAAAAGAAGCTTTTAGTGATGGTGTAAGTAGTCAAAACAAATCATGGTATGAAATTATACAATCTAAAGTTAAAAATTTAGATATTGATAAAAATGATTATTTTAATAATAATATCACATTAGAGCAAAATTATTATTTACATTTATTCAGAAATAGTTATAGTAAAAATTGTGATCATATAATTCCATATTATTGGATGCCTAGGTGGTCTGATGCTAAGGATTCTAGTGCTCGTACACTTAATATTTATAAATTAAAAAATCTTAAAAAAGAGGGAAAAAAAGAAGAGGAAGAAGAGGAAGTGATAAATAATATATAACCGAATATAAAAAGTCCATTCACGTTTTTTGAAAATATGTCTAATATATTATAAGATACATTTTTTATCACATAGGGTAGTAATGATGCTATACCATATAATGACCATATTATTAGCGTAATATAAAATAAATAACTATTTAATGTGGCTGTTCCTAAGAAATTTTTATAAATAGTATAATAGCATAATGAAAACATTATTGATCCTAATGAAAAACTAATGGTTTTATCTAATTTGTTTATTTCTCCTAAGAATCCAAATAATAACATAAAGAAATTGGTAATAAATATAACGAATAAAGGTTTTTTCTTTTCTTGAAGTGTTTCTTTAAATTTAATGATGGTCTTATCTTTATTTTCAATATATATCATAAATAATACGGTAGATAACAACATAGTTGGTGTTGTGATTACCCAATCAAAATACCGTGTATAGGTTACTTCATAATTTATTTTATGAAAATTTGTAATTAACCATGCGTAAAATATAAATTCTATAAATTGTACGACTGTTTCTAAAAGTAAAATTTCGTTTAATATATAATCTTCTGGTTTTAATTTTATTTGTAAACCATATACGCATAAAATACCTATAAATAATTGAAAAAATAATGATATATATGCTGTACGATAAATATTTGACGACATATATAATATAATTATATAATATAATAACACTATATTTTTTTACATAATACCAAATTCCATGATATGTTTTATAGCATCACTCGCAATTACATTATTATATTTGGGTTGATTTATTGGTTTATCATATAATCTTTCTTCATCTTCCAAAACTGTCGTCTTGAAAATGATACTAGTTACTAAATAAGGGTCACAATTTGAGCTAGGACGTCTATCTTCAAAATAACCCTTTTTATTATTATAATTAGAATTTCCGATTCTAACAGATGCTCCTCTATTAGCAATACCCTGTGAAAATATTTTATAATTCGCAGTTTCGTGATTACCAGTCATTCTTAATTCATTTCCAATTCCGTATACGTTCATATGTTCCTCATGTTTTAATGATAAATTATCTATTGCTTTATTTATATAAAATAATCCATTATATGTACCGGATCCATCGCGCATATATTTAGTACTATAATTTGTATGACATCCTGATCCATTCCAATCACCTTCTAATGGTTTAGGTTCTATATTAACAATTATGTTGTGTTTTTCAGCCACTTTTTGTAATAAATATCTAGCCATCCATAAATGATCACCTGCTTCTATTCCTTCACATGGACCAATTTGATATTCCCATTGTCCAGGAGCAACTTCCGCATTTATACCTGAAATATTAACACCAACTTTCATACAAAATTTCATATGTTCTTCTGCAATATGTCGTCCATGTGCATTACCACAACCAACACTACAATAATATTGTCCTTGATTTTTATTACTATCAAATCCTAATGGCTTATTAGTTTTAGGATCAATTAAAAAATATTCTTGTTCCAAACCAAACCAAGGCTTTGCTTGAATATTTTTATCAAATGTTTCATTGGCTTTGAATCTATTGTTTGTTTCTAATGGATTTCCTTGATAGTCATATGTATCACATATAACGTAGACATGATTTATACTTTCTTTAAATAAAGACATGGGTTTAATGATAATTTCTGAATTAATACCTTCTGCTTGATCTGTCGAACTTCCATCATAGTTCCATTCTGGAATATCCGAAATATTATCAATGCGCGTATCGTATATTACTTTAATTTTAGACCTTAATTCATAATTACCACCTATCCAAATATATTCAATACATACATTTCCAGTCTGCATTATATAAATATAAATCGCATTATATTTATATTATATATTATATTTATAATAATAATACTGCGTAGTTTTATTTTTTTCCTCACATATATTAATAATGAAATGGTATGAAACTTTTTTTAAATATTCTATTTATATATCTTATTTTTTATATATTATCATTATTTTAGGTTTATCACAAACAGCTCCCCAATATTTAGACTATTTAAAAGATGTATTAAAATATTTTGTTTGTGGTTTATTATTATTTAGATTTAACCCTTATTCTAGTCATAAATTCACAAATTTCGATAAAAAAATTGTTTTTAACAGTGCATTATATCTTTTATCAACCACAGCTATAACTAGCTTTGCCGAAACTCATTTTTATCAATTTGATAGTTATGTCGATAAACTGTTTAATTTTTAAATTATTATTAATTATTATATTATGATTAATAATATTAATTATTTCTTATTTTTAAAGTTCTATTTTTATAATTTCTATTTTTTAATGTTTTATTATGATAATCCCCAAAAAATTGTTTAATATGTTGAAATACTTTTTTTGTAATAACATCGTGTAATATTATTTGGTCTGATTTAGTAATTTTATCACGATATTTTTTCATATAATTAATTATAATATATTTTACTTTTTCTTTATCTTGAAATGATTTAGAAATTTTACTTTTTAAAAATATATCAGCAATTTCATCTGGAGATAAATTATTAATATACGGTTTTATATTAATATAATATACTTTTTTGTTTTTCATTCCTGCATGATATTGGTCATCTATAAAACAAACCTCAATATTTTGAGGTAATTTAGTACACTGGAAAAAATCCTTCATATTTTTTTCATGACTTGTTCTATTTGGTTCTATTTGTTTCCCATTTATTTTAAATGCTGATATAATTTTATCAAATAATTCATAATTATTTAATTTATATGAAAAATAATCTACTATGTGAATACACCATTGTTTGGGACCTTGATTATTTGTATATATCATTATCTTATCACATTCCCCTTTTTCCTTTTTTTTTCTTAAATATTTCAAAATATCTAATATTTTAGGACGTAAATAATATTGATGATATAAATCTAATAACTCATTAAAATTATCATAACTATATTTATTATTATTAAATAAATTATTCACACAATCACATATAGCTCCAAATTGTGAAAAATAACCTAATGTTTCATCTAAATCAAATACGACAATTTTTTTATTATTTAAATTACTCATTTATTTATATAATATATAAATAAAATTAAATATTACTGTATAATATATGGACCTCAGTATAGAGGATTATAAAATAATATTAAATCATTATAATCTACATATACCAAATGAAAGAAATCAACTAAAAAATAAAGCAGAAGAAATATTAGCTGAAAAATTGTGCAAATGTATAAAAGCTGTAGATCCGAATGATGAAAAAAAATCAATTGCTATTTGTAATAAATCTATATTTAGTAACCGTAATCTTAAAAAATTTCGATTTACATGTAAGAAAAAATCACGATTAAAATATAAAAAAAATACACGTAAAAAACTAATGAAAACAAAAAAAAAATTATTATTTAAATCAAAAAATTAATTAAATAAAAACTGTCTAATCATTTCATTTGAATTATTGCTTATCCATTTATCCATTAATTTATAAAATTCTGTTTCTTTATTTGTACTTGCTATTTTAATATATAATAAATATATCTGTTTTTTTGTTAATTTCGATTTTGCATGATCGTATAATAATGTTTTTAAAATACTATTATTATGTTCTATGCATATATGTATACAAATTGCTAATAATGTTATTAAACTCATAATATAATATACAATATATTATATTATTAGTTGTTATTTTGTGGATAAGTAAACAAAAATTTGTCTAGTTCCGGAATTGAACCTTCGTCGAATTTTTTTGGACAATTTACCTTTGTGATTTGTAATGTATATATTTTTTTAGCATTATTATCATATGTATAATTTACTATACGTAGTGTGTAAGACAAATATACTTTAAATATATCTATTTTATTAATTATTAAATTTAAAAATCCTGATATATAACTAGTTATATAAAATTCAATTTTTATACCATTATTGTTGTTACATTTATGTAACATGTTATTTATAACTTGAATTAGTCTAAATTTATTATCTTTATATTGTACTTTTTTTATATCTCTTGTTTTTATAAAACATTTATTTGATAAATTAGCTAATTTGTTGTAATCAAATGGTCGGTCAATAGTTATGCCGTTAGATCTAAGATATATATATTTGATTAAATAATGACTAATACAATCAGATGACCTTCTTATAGGTGAAGTAAAATGTGTATATTCAGATGATCCTACTAAATCATGACTTTCGGCCGTTTCTAAATAATCAGCCCTTATACCATTCACAATAATATTATGTAATAAGTCATCTGGATTTATAATTTTATCATATTCTAATATATCTTTTGCATTACATGTTCTAAAAATTCCGACACCATCTAAATGTTTTTTTAAATAATTTCCGATAAATGTATTTGCAAATATAGCAAATTCTTCAATCATATTTTTCATTTTTTTTTCATCTATTGTGTCGTATTCTAAATATATAGCATCGTCTATATATCGTATATTGGATGTTAACATACTACTTAATTGGGTTCCAATCGTTTTTTCACTTCTTAGATTATTTAAGGTTTTACTTATCAATAAACCTATTTTTAAAGACATTATAGTATCTTTCTTTTCACTAGCTTGTTTATAGGTAAAACCATTTTTAGAATTTAGTTTTATTTTACTGAATAATATTTCTATATCATCTATCGGTTTATACGTATTTTTATCTATTAGTGTTTTTATAGATATCGCATTTTTAATACAACCGTATCTATTATCCATTAAACTTGATTTTTCCATTATTTCATCAGGCATCATATGAATCGGTTTTCTATTTGAGGGATAACTTGTAACTATATTATTTTCTATTTCTTTCCATAATGTAGAATTAATATCAATATACTCTGTTGGATCTGCAATATGAACAATTAAAACTAATTGATCATTTTCATTGTAAAATATACTAAACGCGTCATCTGCGTCTTCACATCCATCAGGATCAATACTATATGTTTCTATATTTGTTAAATCTGTACGATTTACTATACTATAATTATGTGGGTAATTATTTGTATCTAATATTATCTTATCATAATGGTTATCTCTTTTTTTACCATATAGTGGTTCAATAAATTTTGTATACATTTTTTCGTAATAAATATTATCTTTATTCATTAGATAATATCTATATTTGTGTTTATATTATTTCGATAAACCAATAACAGCACAATCTAACCTTTTTCCTGCATGTCCTGTAGTTAAACTATCTTTAAATCCACCTTTTCCTAAATCGTCTGGATCTTCGTGAATTATTACACTTCTACCAAGTATGTTTCGTTTATTATTTTTTAAAGAAATTAAATGATCTGAAAATTTAAATTTTGATTCTCCTTTTTTATCACTCAATATATTTCCTAGATCTCCAACATGACGATCTTTATCATCTTTTCCTCCATGATTTTTATTAAAGGGATTAAAATGTGCGCATGCTGAAGTACAACCTTCACTTAAATCTCCATATTCATGAATATGAATTGCATGTTCACAATTTTTATTTAATCCTTTTATATGACCTGATACAAAAAGAGAATTCTCTTTTTGTTCAAACTTTACAAATCCAGATAAATTATTCTGAAAAACAGCTATTGCTTTCATTTAAAAAGTATAATATTATAATTTTAAATGATTTACCTTTATTTATTTAAATAATCCATGGCACAAATTAATACCTTTTCTTGATCTGTTATTTTTTGAAATATCATATGTTCATCAATATTTAATGTTATAAATCTATTCCTATTATTTCTACATAATACTTGTATACCATGTTTTTCTATTTTTATATCCATAATGTGAGCACCATTGGTTAAGAATATATTATCTACTTTTTTTAAATTAATCCAACGAATAAAACGACCATATTGTAAATTACTTAAATCGTCTACATAACGGTAATCTTTTAGTTTTGTATGCAACTCTTTTAGTTTAGAACCATGTAGTTGCAATTGTTGCAACATATCATTTTTTATTTGTTTAATTAATCCACTGTTTAAATCACATAAACTTTCATTACCTTCATTGTCTAAAGCCTTTTTTAAATGTTCTATGTCCATTATATATATTACATAAATTATTGTGTTGTTTTTAACCTTTTTTTCAAAATTAAAAGCAAGGAATCAGAAAATGGACAAGAATTCTTTGTCCATTTTTAAAAAGTAGAATAAAGAATTGAAAAAAAAAGTGAAAAACGCGTTTAGACCATAATGCTCTGTTTTTTATTTTCAGTTTTTTTATTTGTGATTGTACTTTTTTTCCAAAAAAAAAGCATTTTTGAAAATTGAAAAAAGTAGTACTTTTCTAATTCCAAATTGGAAATCAAAAACTACTCAAAAGTACTAGTCGTAAAAGCCGTTTAAATTCATTACATATAATGGTAACATTATTCTGTGTAATAAAAAAAATAAGACGTTAAATAAAATGGAATTAAAATGGAATTAAAAAGTACTATTTAGGAAAATTACTTAAAGTAGTTTTCTAATTCCAATATATGGAACTATATGGAAATAAAAAAGTACTAAAAAGTACTAAACAAATATGGTATTGTGAAAAATGTGAGTATACATGTAGCAATCAATCAAATTATAATAAACACCTTTTAACACGTAAACATAAAATGGAATTATATAAAATAAAAAATACTACAGAATTATTATGTGCATATTGCAGTAAAACATATAAAACACAGTCTGGATTGTGGAAACATGAAAAAAGTTGCAATTTTAAACATTCGGAAATTGAAAAAACTGAATTAATGAAAACGAATCCTGAAAATATGAAAGATATGTTTGTGAAATTAATTAATCAAAATAAAGAATTACAACATACTTTATTAGAACAACAGACACAATTACACGATCAACAGGAAAATTATCAAAAACAAATTGGAGAATTAATACCCATGTTAGGTAATAATAATCAATATAATAGTAATAATAAATTTAATATAAATGTATTTTTAAATGAACAATGTAAGGATGCTATTAATATTAATGAATTTATAGAGTCATTACAAATACAATTACAGGATTTGGAATATACTAAGGATAATGGATTGGTAAATAGTATTTCTAATATTTTTATTAAAGGGTTAAATGAATTGGATGTTTATAAAAGACCAATACATTGTAGTGATACTAAAAGGGATATTTTGTATATTAAGGATGAAGAAACCTGGGAGAAACATTTAGAGAAAGATAAAATTAAAGAGAAAATAAATGAATTAGCGAATAAACAACGCGTCTCTATTAAACAATGGACTGATGCGCATCCGAATTGGATGGATGATGAAAAATTAAAAGACGAATATGTTAAATTAGTAAATCAGTTAATGCAACCATTAGAAGATATTGATAAAGATCAAAATAAAATAATTAAAAATATTTCAAAAACAACATATTTAGACAAATAAAAATGTCTCTGTATAGTTTATAATGGCTACGTACAAATATAAAAAACAATCAAGTAAATCTAGAAAAGCCGGTCGTAAATCTAGAAAAGCCGGTCGTAAATCTAGAAGAAATAGACGTGCTGGATTTTTTTCAAAAGAAGGTATGACTGCTATGTATAATAAAGGTAAAGCTAGTGCTAACGCGAATATGGTTAAAGCTCAAAACAAAGGTATGCAAATGTATTCACAAGGAAAACAAATGGGAGTTGAAGGAGCAAAAAAAATGGGTAAAAGTACTGGAGTACCAGGAGCATCAACCATGAGTGGAATGATGGCTAAAAGTTATATGAAAACAGCTGACGCAGGTGTAAAAGGTGCAAACTTATCAATGAACAAACTGATGCCTTTATCAGCAACACAACCATCAAACGGTGGACGTAAATCCAGAAGACATAATAGATCAAGATCTAGAAGATAAATAATTTATTATAAATTTTTATATTTTATAATAAATTAGTTTTAATAATTATATTTTTATATTTATTGTTTTTCATACGAACATTCGTATACTAACTCTCCATCTAAATATGTTCTTACAGAAAACGAATCACTATTTTGTTCTTTTTTAATTACTTTTTTTATAGTAGGATAATCGTGAGATGCTTTTGATGAATGACTACTTCCATATCCCATAAAAGTTATTTCATTATCTGATAGATTCGTAAGTTTCATATGTTTGACTGCATATTTTGCTTTTGATGATTTATCTTCAATATATTGCATACATTTGGTTTCTTGCTCATAATATATTTTGTTATAACTATCTAATTTTATTGTACCGGTTCTTTTTAGTTGGTGATTAGGTTCTGATGGTTTTTTATCACAATCTATTTCAGAATATACATCTAAGATGTGTTCAATATCTATAATATTATTATTTATATAGTTTATTTTAACTTTACCATTTCCTTTTTTTTTATTAACATAATCATGTGCTTTTGATTTATATATACCCTTTTTAAAAATATTTTTAATTGTTTTAAATTCAATATCTTCTTTAATCTCTTCAATCTCTTCTTCAATCTCTTCTTCTTGTTCATGATCACATTTTTTTTTAGAATCTTCTTCCAAAGTTTCTACCAAAGCTTTTAAAACTGATTTAAGTAAACCTTCCATTATGTTATTATAGTATATTTTTTTTCACAAAAATAATTTATTATAAATGTTTATATTTTTATAATAAATTAGTTTGGATATTCATCACACATGCCCTCTATCAATTCATCCTCATCGAAGTCGTCTCCGTCATAACCGATTCCAGCACCATCCTTACACAACTTCTCAATCTCAGCATCAGTAGCATCATTATAATCAAAAGGATCAGCACCATTATCACCATCAGCACCATCAAGAAACTTATTCTCCTTTTCATCAGCAGCCTTTTCAGCAGCAGCCTTTTCAGCAGCAGCAGCCTTTTCAGCAGCAGCCTTTTCAGCAGCAGCCTTTTCAGCAGCAATTCTTTTTGATTTCTCACCTATAAATCTTTCATGTGACTTGGTTGCGCTATATAGAGCTATTGCAGATTTTACTATATGTTCATTCAGTTTATCATTATGTATATTTTTTAAAGCATCATCATCAGCATCAGGATCAGCAGCATCGACAGCATCGGCTTGAGCATCAAGAGCAGTCTCTTCTACTTCATCATCATTTTTAGCTTCAGGTTGTGGTTCAGGTTCTCTTTCTTCTAAAGTTTTTATTAACGCACGTAGTCCTACTTTTAGTAAACCTTCCATTATATTATTATATTATTATAGTATATTTTAATATTCATAAAAAAATATTACCTAAATATTTATTTAACGTCCCATATTCTTACGCACTTTTTTTAATAGGACACCAAGTATATCCAGCACTAGGTATATACATCGACAAGATGTTTTATGTTTTATGTTTTATGTTTTGATTCATAATTATCAACAAATTTTTCATATTTTTTAATATTATCT